AAATATTATTATGTTAAATTATTCAATTGCAAAAATGATTGAGTTTGCTTTTACATATATAATCAACAACGAATTAAAAACTATGACATATGATATGCCTGATGACAAGAGACTTACTATTATAGAGTATATGACACAGCGTATCGATGAGATACGCAAAGTTCATAAATGAATCCAACAATAGATGACATAGAAGTAGGTGGCGTTACCTCTCTTGCACCAGACAAATACCTAGTTAAAATATATCCTGATATCTTTGGACTAGCGTTTTACCCACCACTAAGCACAGATTTTTTAAAAGAAACAATACAACAACCACTAAAGCAATGGTGTGATGAATGTTTCTTAAATGAATACTCATTAAATTTTAGATTTAACAGCGGCGATCCATATTGGTCGTTGCTTTTTAGTAGCAGCAGTGACGTAAATATTTTTATGATGCGTTTTAAGAAAAATTAAAGACCCATTTCTTTCTTGGTTAAAAAACTAATAGTTTAATTCCCATAAATATTACAGGAATAAATTATGCCACGTTTAAGTTTATACAGAGAAAATCATACCAACGATTATAAATGGCAAGATCGCAGAATAAGCGAAATCTTTACTATAAGTTGCGTTGGCATAAACGTTCACAAATATCTTGGTCCAAAAGATCAGGGACCAACAACAGATTTAACACAGCCACAATATGCAACACAAAGTGAACAAAATATTCAGGATGTGCTGTTCTTAGAAAATCGTGACCGTTCTTATGATAAGAATGTTTATGCGTTGCGTGGTCACTATACAATTCAAGACAATGATTTTAATTTGAGTCAATTTGGATTAATGTTGACGAATGACACACTGTATATAACTTTCCATTCTAATGATATGGTGCAACGTCTTGGTCGAAAGATTATGCCAGGTGATGTATTTGAATTACCGCATCTTCGTGATTATTATCCACTTGATGAAACACTGCCCGTTGCATTAAAGAAATTTTATGTTGTACAAGAAGCAACTCGTGCAAGTGAAGGCTATAGTCAAACTTGGTGGAGTCATCTATGGCGTTGTAAAGTTGTTCCAATGGTAGATGGACAAGAATACAAGGATATTCTTGATGAAGCCGCTGGTCCAAATACTAATAGTACGCTGCGTGATCTATTAAGTTCTTACAATCGTAATTTACAAATTAATGATGCAGTAGTTGCACAAGCAAACAGTGATGTTCCAACCAGTGGATACAGCACAAATAGTTTGTATATTTTACCAACCCAAGATGGCATTTCACCTGTTACTGTAATTAATGGTTACTTAACTGGCGATGGTGTTCCACCAAATGGATTGCCTGTTACAGTTGATCGTGCTTTTCCAGCAAGCCCAACGCAAGGTCAATATGTTTTGCGTACAGATTATGTGCCTAGCAGATTGTTTAGATATGATGGCACAACTTGGTTAGCAATACAAGATGTTCAACGTGCTAACATTAATGGCAATACTACAAATACTCAACTTGGAACATTCATTAATAATAAAGCAAATACGCCACTTGCGAACGGTTATTCTGTACCAAGTAATCAAACACTAAGTAACTTGTTACGTATACAACCAGATAAGTTAGGATAAAGCAGTGGGTCAGTATTTCTACGATAAACAAATACGCAGATTTATGTCACAGTTCGTGCGTATCTTTAATGAAACATATGTAGAATATGGCAAAGATGTAAATGGCAACAGTGTTCTTTATCGTGTACCTGTTCGTTATGCCGATACCAATCGTCAAGTCAGTAATATATTAAAGCAAAACAGCGACAATGGTATTAATAATGTGCCTATGATAGTTGTTTATATTAAGGCAGTAGATTATGACCGTGGACGCATGCAAGAACCAAAATATGTTGATAATAAAAGTGTTCGCACACGTGCAGTTGACCCACTGACAGGAAACAGTAGTGTTAATCAAGGGCAAAATTTTAGTGTCAAAAGATTAATGCCAGCACCGTATAAACTTACAGTTGTCATGGAACTATGGACAAGTAACTTTGATCAAAAATTACAGCTATGGGAACAAATTTGTTGTCAGTTTAATCCAGATATGGAAATACAAAATACAGACAATTATCTTGATTGGACAAGTTTAAGTTATGTTTTATTAACCCAAACAAATTGGACTACTCGTGATATTCCTGTTGGCGCAGATGATCCTATAGATGTTGCTACCCTAACATTTGAGATGCCTATATGGTTAAGTACGCCAGCAAAATTACTTCGTCTTGGTATTGTGCAAAGTGTTGTTAGTAACATTTATGATGCAAATGGTAGCCCAAGCACAGCACTTATAGAAGCAACAAATAGACTTGGAAATCGTCAATATTTTACTCCAACAGGATATCAAGCAGTTGTTAACAATGGCAACGTAACTTTGTTTCCACATGGTGGACCAGAGATTAATAATACCAATTTTGCAATACCTACTACTAAGGGAAATGCGATTCCCTGGGCACCTGTTATTAGTTTATTTGGTAATATTGCAAACAATTATAGTATGTTATATTTGACAGATACAAGAACAGATAGACTTGTTACAGGAACTGTAGCATATGATCCAACCAATGCTGCTAATTTAAAATTTACAGTTGATCCTGCAACAATACCAACAAATATACTACCAAGTATTAATGCAATTGTTGACCCACAATCGAATGGACCTGGTATTGGATTGCCAGCAGCAAGTACTGGACAACGTTATTTGCTTGTTAATGCATTAGGCGGCGCTAGTAATGGAAATGGCGCAGCAGCATGGCAAAATGCAAACAGTAGTATCACGGTTGCACAACCAAATGACATTATACAATATAATGGTAGTGCTTGGTATGTAGCATACCATCCTACTGCTAATAGTAATTCTAGTTATGTAACAAATACTTTTTCGAATATTCAATATGCATGGAATGTAAATCAATGGCAAAAAAGTTGGGAAGGTTTGTATCAAGAGGGTCTATGGTCAATCGTGATCTAACCGCAGTTGGCGCACTTTTTATAGCAGTTAAAAGTGGTCGTGCTTTATTCTTATTACGAGATCAAGATACCTACAGCGATACATGGGGATTAGTAGGCGGACAAACCGAAGGCAACGAAACCCTATACGAAGGGTTGGAGCGAGAAACAAGTGAAGAAATTGGATTTGTTCCGCATATTCAAAAAGTAATTCCACTGGAATTGTTTTCTTCACCCGATGGACATTTTAATTATCATACATTTGTTGTGTTGGTTAAGAATGAATTTTTACCAGAATTAAGCAGCGAACACAAAGGTTATGCATGGTGTGATCTAAGCAATACACCTAAACCGCTGCATCCTGGTTTATATAATAGTCTTAATAATAAAGTTATTCGTGAAAAATTAAAAACTATTCAACAATTATTAAAAATCACCAAGTAACACAGCATCACGAACTGATATTTCCTGATAATTTGGCAAATCTTTTAGTGATGGGGATAAATCGGTGGTATGATGGTTTCTTACACGATAAAATTGTGTACCATTATAAACTCTAACAACATTATAGAGATATGAATAATTGTACTCATTCAAACCAACATCGTGTTCATAGCCTAAACTATGCTCATAAACATTATTATAAAATTCACCATCGCAACCATCGAATCCAAATAAGAATATTTTTTGAGCACCATCAAATGCTGCAAGATATGCAGCCGAAGAACCACTATCAAAATGATAAGAATACGGTAGCAAATTTGTATCAGGATAAACGTGCCAATGATTATTTGATGTAAAAAGTTTATTATATTTGTCTACTGGAATTTCAGAAAAGAAAATATTATTTTTTATAACATAATAATCAGCAGAGGTATCTTTCCACGCTGCATTGCAAGCATAGGTAAATTTGTAACCTTCTGAAACACGTTTGTTATTTTGGTTTAAAATCATTTGTATATCTGGCGCAAGACGACTAATACCATTTCCCAAAACAACCGCAGATTTAACAGACATATCATATGGCAAATCACGTGGATTAACAAACACACTTTTCATTTGTTCATTTTCAACATATGTTACTGATTCACCCGTATAATTACGACGGTATACTGCATAATTTAAATTTCCCATTAAAATCTTCCTACTGCTATTTCAATTTTTACTATGCTATCATCCAAGATGATATCCATGCTCTTACCTATAATACAACCTGGCTCGTATAGCGATTTATCTAGCGCACATGCTACACCACGCTCACTACTACTTACCAATAATGTTCCTTTATTTACTGGTCCACGCACTAAACAAGGAACACGACCCGTTAGTGCGATTGGTAACCAATTGTCATGTTCAAAATTATCATTCATAAGATAGGCAGGATTTGTTGACACTACGCCAGCAACTGTGGTATCATGAGGTTGGGTAGAAATCGTGACATCATAATCACCGCCCAATACCATAACCGTGCCAGGTGAGTAGTAACTATCACTATGATACATTTCGGCCAAGTCGGCGTATTTGGCTGTTGTGGATGTTCCAACAAAGTTAACACCATAGATGAAGTTAAAATAGTTACTACCAACACCACCAATATTTGCTTGAATATTAGCACCTGGCAATACGCTGCTGCCAACATAGTGAATGTTAGCCCAAATATTACTATAATATTGTGAACCACTACCACCCAAGTTAACCGCATTATTACTGCCAGGAATAATACCGCCGCTGACAGTAAGGTTACTATCAACTGTTGCGTTACCATAAATGCGTGTGCCGTCTACTAGTTTTGCCATAAATTATTCCACTGTATATTTAGACCTATCTTAACGACCATATCTTCTTCGAAGTGCGTTATAGTTTGAAGTTACTTCGTCTACTGTCAAACTACGATTGTATACCATAAACGCACCAAGATTACCACTAGTATATGCATTAGTTCCCATACCAGTGCTGTCTGCTGCCATTAGTGCCATAAATGTGTTTGTACCTGGTGCAGACCATGTTATATTAGATGAACCAACACTGGCACCATTTACATACGCAGTTGCAGTTGTTCCGTTATAAGTGATAACCAAATTATACCAAGCATTTAAACTTTGCGTAGAGGTTGCAATAGTTGTAACAGCACTGCCTGTCCATAGTCCAAATGAAATAACTCCAGCAGCAGTAATTTCTATTGCACTGGCATGATAACCAGTAGCAAGCGCCGCCTGACCATCAATTTGAATAATATTTCCTGAACTTGTTGGATATACCCAAATGCTCATTGTAACTGTATTATAGGTAGTAGAATTGAATAGGGAAGATGCACTTGTAGCATATTGACTACTTGCGGTCGTAAATGTTAAAGTGCCACCAGTTGTGCTTTTAGCACCACTGTTAAAAGTTGGACCATTAGATAGTGTATAATTTTTACCGTTTCCGCTTAAATCTGTCCAAGTTGCTCCGCTACCACTATAACTTGAAGGTTGACCAGCATCTAGCCATACCATTAAACTGCTATCTACAACAGGAGCACCTGTCCATTCATCAAATATACCAGCAAGTTGTAAATTACCATTTAGGTTAACACGTTGAGCAACGCTGCCGCTCTTAATTGTAAATTCATCAATGATGCCTGTAGTTTGCAATAATCCAACATTAGATATTTTTTGAACAGATATGCCCGTTCCACTATAATTGTATGTAGACAATGGCGAGGTATTTGAAGTTACTGCGGCGTTACCAGAAGTTCTTGTTAATGTAATTGGACTTAAACTTTTATCTATAATTGTATTAGATTGGCAAGTTAATAATAAAGTGTTAGGTATTGAACTAAGAGATGATGTTTGGGGCGTGAAGTTAGCAGTATATACTGCCGTGCCTTTTACTATTCTTAAATTAGTAATATAACCATTCCAAGTTAGCGTTGTATTATCATTATAGAACCTACCAACACCAATAGATGGTGTTGCTGGCCAAGTTGGTGTAGTTGCACTCGTTGAAACAGACGAACCATTTACATACATGGTATTCGTGCTTCCACTACGAACAAGTGCTATATGATACCAAGTGTTAGCCAAAATAGTATTGGTTGCTGAATAAGTTAAAGTAGAGGTACCATTTACAAAGAAACCCAATCTACTGCTAGTATCTAAGAAAATTGTTAATCCGTTTGTGCCTGAACTGGTCGCATTTGTAAGGGTAACGATACCAAATTGAGCAGCACCTATGCCTATTCCGTATATCCAACATTCTATAGTAAAATCACCTGTTAACTGATAACTTGCACTTGGTGATGCCATTATAAAATCTGGACCAGTATTATTAAAATAATAATTGTAATATCCGTTTGGTTTAATCGGCGTTTGAGTGGTTGATGTTACCGTTCCACTTGAAGTAACAGAAAAATTATTTGGACCACTATCCGTAAAAGCACTTGTTGAAGGTATAGTAGTTGTGTTTAATAACAGTTTAGTGTTAGTAACTGCTGTCAATGGTTGAGTTGGTGGGGTAACGTTTGCGGTATAAATTGCTGTACCATTAACTATACGAAAGTTAGAAATATAACCAGAAATAGGGTAAGTTGTTGCATTTACGGAACCAATATTTGGAGTATCTGAAACAAAACTTTGTGAATTTGTTACAGACCCTTGAGATAGTCCATTTATATATATTGTCAGTGTAGTTCCACTTCTTACTGCTGCAATATGATTCCACGCATTTAAGTTAATAGTATTATTAGATGTTAAAAGAACTGTGCCGTTTGAAGAAAGTATAATTTTATTTCCATTTGCATCTGTTTGTAAATAAAAATTATTTGCTACTGTAAAAAGTGATGTAGTAGAGAAAATAGTTCCAAACCTTTTAAATGACGTGGGATATAACCATGTTTCTATAGTAAAATCTCCAGTTCCAATAGTAAATGCTGAGTTACTTGGAAGAGTCAAATAACCAGTACTACCATCAAACAACAAACTACCAAATGTTATAGGATTATTTGTTAATTCATCAATTGTGCTATTGACTACTAAATTTCCAGTATTTGTTAAACGAGATGCTATTGGCATTATCCGAATACCGTGTCTAAACTGTTAGTGGTGCTATTATAATATGTATAAGCCACACTAGTACTATTACCACTGTATGTATAACCAGTACGCTGTTGTGTATAGATATTTCCGCCTACATACACGTTACCAGCAATACCAGCACCACCACTTGAAAT